GTGTGATCGAACTGCCTGCGGATCGCCTCTGCCGCGTCGCGCTTCGCGGCGGCGTATTCGGAGGCGTGCTGCGCGTTCTCCGCACCGCCCTGCCGCAGCTCTTCTTCGGCATTGACCTGCGCGAGCGTCGCCTTGAGCGACAATTTCTTCGCGTCTATCTCACCCACAAGATCGACCAGAAATTTTTTCTTCGCCACCGAGAGCGCCTTCAGTTGCGGGTCTTCGGCGATCATCGCGGCCATCTGCGCGCTCTCGCGCTCGGGGGTGCCGAAAGCGGCCGCTGCTTTGCGCAGGCGCTCGACCTGCTGCTGGAACGGATCGGCCTTCGTGCCCGGGCGCTCGCATTTGCCGTTTACCCATTTCCCACCCGAGAGTGCACAGGCCAGCGCCTCTGTGTTCGGCGCAGGCGGTCCCATTGCTTCGGCCGCCGTGGGTTGCTGGCCACCAAGGGCACGCCGTCCCGAGGGCCACGACTTCACGTACTTCGTGAAAAAGTCTGCACCGGCTTCTTCGCGGCCTTTTGCACCTTGATCCAGCCGGAACAGCAATTCGGCAGTACGGTCACCGGCCTTGCCGATCTCGGTCCACTTCGGGAAAAGACTCGCCACGACAGTAATGGCTTTGGCAACCTCCAATAGCGACCGCGACCACAGCGTGCCGTTCTCGGCAGCCTTGGCCATATTTGTGCTGACCTCAGCAAGCCCGCCGATCATGCGTCCGGTGAGAGCAATGCTCAGCGCCTCGGTTCGCGCGGCAATCGTTTTCAGACTGTCGTTGAACTGCTCGGCCTGTTTGGCCATGTCTGCCGACATCACAAGACCTAACTTACGGGCCTTGTCGGCCATCTCATCCAGGCCCTTCGATCCCTGGTTGAGCATCGGGATCAGTTCAAGTCCGCCTTTTTTCAGTACCTCAGTCGCCAAGGCCGTCTTGAGTTCGCCGTCCTTCAGCAGCGCAAGGCCGTCGGCGAACTGCCGCAACGCCTTGTCGGGTCCAGCCGCAATGTCAACGCCCAACTGTTTGAATATCTCGGCGGCCTTGGAATTACCATCCTGGGCCTCGACAAGCGCTTGGTTGAAACCTTTCATTCCTTTGGTGAATGATTCGAGGTTCGTGTCGGCGAGGCTCGCCGCAAATCTGAGTTCAGAAAGTCTCTCAACCGAAAGGCCGATCTTCTGCGACAGTTTGCCGAGCTGATCCGCGGTATCTATGCTCGACTTCACCATTGCCAGAATTCCACCAGCACCGGCAGCAGCTAAAGCCAAGTTTCTCAGGTTGGCTATGCCGGCCTGCATCTTCGACATGGCGCGGCCGAACACAACTTCGGCGCGGCCTACGTCGCCCTGAAAGCGCGCCGTGTCTGCGCTGAATTCGATGACTGCGCGTCCCAATGTGCTCATTTTGGTTTCTTCCCGGCTAATGTCAAAGCAGCACGCAACCGCTTGGATAGATCAAGTTGATCCTCCTGCGTATCGAGTTCTGCGTAAGGCATGAAGTCAAACGGCCTGAACGGTTCCGATTTCTTCTTGGTGTCGCGATTTACGTTAGCGATTACCGATGCGATGATTGCAGTCCGCAAGTCGGCGCGATTCTCGTCCCACGGACTTTGACGCCACAGCGCCGCCCAGATACCGAGTTCAGACAGCGAAAGTTTTTCCAGCATGGCGCGTGGCGACACATGGCCTGTCGCCAGCGCCAACGCATATAGAAACTTTAGTCCTGGACGGCGACGGAGTTTTTTGCTTCTGCCCCGGCGTCAAAGCCGTTTACTCGATTTACGGCTTCCATGAGCGGCAACAGCTTGGCCTTCGCCCCGGCCTTCAAAGCCGGAATGTCGGCCTCGTCAAAAGCTGGCATGCCTGCCTCGTCGAACACGCAGCGCACCATGAGCTTGTAGGACAAATCCTCGTTATCGTGCATGAAACCAACATCGGCAGCGCTCTGCATCTCGCGCACGACAAGCATATGGCCTCCGAGTACGACTTTCTCCTGACGCGGCTGGATGGCCTCCAACAGATCAGCGAGCATCGGTTATGCCCACGCCACTGGACCGTCGATCTCCACCGTCAGCGCTGCTTTGACCACGGCATCGACGCCGCCAGCCAATTGCAGCCCGAGGACGTAGCCGAAAAACCTGCCTGTCGTCGGCGTGGCGTCCGTCAGCGTAATCCGGAATTCAGTCCGTGTACGGGCAGCACGATTCGACCGCAACGTCGTATGGGTGGCGTTGTCCGGATCCCAGTTGAGGTTGAACGTGATCTGCCCTTCATCGGGCAGACCCATCATCTTTTCCCGGAACGTCGAATCCAGGTTGGAAATGTCAATTACGGCAGCTTGGCCTCCAGGGCCGCTGAAGTCCACGATGTTGCCGATGTTCGAAAACTCCGTCGGGCTGCCCGTGGATACCGCCAGTTTGATGCCTTGTGACTCAATCGCCGTTGCCATGTCTGTGCTCCTTTACGGGGTGTACCAACAGGAAAACTCCAACATCCGGCGGTACAGCCGGGTATCGGATTCGTAATCGTCAACCAGTGTCGGCAGCGCAACCGAGGCAAAGGTAGCCGCCGCCGTATCCATGCGCGTGCGAATCGCGTCCGCCATTGCAACCACATCAGAATGTGCGCGCGACCAACAGTCCAGTTGCAAACGGATATTGCGCAGTGCCGTATCCATACTGTCGAGGTTTGCCATCGGGTCCGAGGCGACAATCTGGTAGCTAACCGCAGGAACGGCTGCGCCTTCCTCGCGGATCACCGGCGTAATCCTGTCTGCCACCAATGCGACCAGCGCTGCGGATGCCTGAAGATGCGCCTTGAGATCAGCCTCGAAACTCATCGCGTCATCCTCTGTCCAAGTTTTTCTATTTCGGCCTGTACCAGTGCTTTGAAACGCGCCACCGCAGCACGCACCGCTGGTTCTTTCTTCGACTCGAAGGCTGGCCGCATGAACGGCTGCGCCCGCATTTTCGATGTGCCGAATTCAACAAAGCGCCAGTAAAACGGATCAAGTGGATTTACCGCCGCCTTTACTCTGCGGTTATGCTGGAGCTGTCTTTTCTTGAAGCGCGCGACCTGACTTTTTGACAGCGACCGCAATCGAACCCATACCGTTGCGGCATATCGCTGTGGGCGCACCCGACCAGCGTGAATGGCTCGCCGTAACAGACCACGCAGACGGCGGGCATCTGGTACTTTCAGCAGCGGCGCACGCAGGCGCGCGTCGTCCCGAACGATACGCGCGCCCGCTAGTAATCCATCGTTCAGGATCTTCGAGTCCACGCGCTTCGGAAGTTCACGCAACGCAGCCTGAATTTGTTGCAGACCATGAATCTTCACGTCTACACGGCCAACCATCGCCTATCCCTGGTTCATGCCGGTAGAACAGGACAGCGTGAAACGGCCGCCGCGTGGCGGCTCCACCGGCGGCACCACGAACGGCTGATACGACACCGCCAACGTCACCA